GGCTGACATCCAACTAGCCCGCGAGAAGGCTGCGGCTGACTTGCAACTACAGCGTGAGAAGTTTGCCGCCCAGATGGAGTTTGATCGCCAAAAGCTAGCGGCTGAGTTGCAGATGAAACAGCAGGAGTTCGAGGTTGAGGCTCAGATCAAGGCTTCCAAAGTCGCGGCTGGGATTACATCTAACGTAGAGATACCGGGATAAAACATGGCAACAGCACCAACATTCACACCAGCAGAAGTTGCAATGGGACAAGAGTTCTTTGCAAGCAACCCAACAGCAAACCAGATTTATGGTCGAGCAAGTGAGATTGGCTTTTCACCAGAACAAGTTGCTGGTTTGTATCAGCAATCAATGGGTGGCGACTTTACCGGTCTTTTGGGTGGTGTCAACCAATATCTCAGTGGCACTGGTCAAACCCTTGGCGGTGGGTACACAAGTGGTTTGTATGCGCCAGAGTTGACGCAATTTACGCCAACGCAAATTATTGACGTGGCTAAAAGCAGGACACCAGAGGGTGGTGATGTACGTCAGACATTGTTTGATTACGGCACAGAGGGTGGTTATAGCTTTGACCAAATGGATCAGATGCTAGGACTTGCTCCCGGTTCTACAGCGGCTTATGGCGGTAGCCAAGCGCCAGTAGCACCAGTAGCACCAGTAAGCGTTGACAGCATTGTCAACCAAATTGCAGGCACTTCAGCAGCCCCAGCAACTATCAATGCGCCTCAAGCAATAGGCGATTACGATACAAGCAACTACTTTGACCGCTACTTTCCTGTCAGCATAACTGGTGGCGGGACTAACCAGACAACCGGGTTGAGTAACGTAACTGGTCAATCAAGCCTTGCCGACATCTTGGCTAATATCCAAGGCCAGTACACGCCTCAGCAATTCACACAATCTGGTGGTAGCTATGGGGCTGGTCGATTCTTGCCTGCTGATATGGTTCCCGGAATGGTTAACACCGCTGGCGGTACAGGATTTACTCCTACCGAGGTTTCCAAAGCCACCGAGTACTTTAGTCAGGTTACAGACCCACAGCAGATTTTTGAGCGTGCTGATGAGATTGGCTTATCTGGTACGCAGTTGGCTGATTTGTTCTCCAAGTCTACGGGTGCAAATTACAACGATGTATTGCAGGAAATCAATAACTGGTCTGAGGCTACTGGGAATTCTTTAGATGGTGGATACACGCCGGGGTCATCACCTTGGTTTGAGCCAGCGTCTTTTGAACAATATAGCCAAAGCCTTATTGATAAATCGTTGGATCAAGCTGTTGCAGAAACAACGGGCGTTAGTGGCGGATCATCTGGAGACATTGAAGCTGGCGCTCCTAGTGCATGGTCAAGTATGACAGAACAAGAGCGCGGCGCTTGGGTTCAAGAGAACCCCGGCAAATATGTTGCTGGCAAAATGGCGGCAGTAGCACTATTGCCCGGAGGCCAATTGTTAGCAATGCAACAAGACCCTTACATGGGGATGTCATTGGCTGAGTACGGTGTTGGTAAGGCCGGCAATATTGCGATGGGTGGCTTGTTAGATGAAGGCAAGGGAGCGCCAGTAGTAACGTCTTCTGGAAACACGGTTAGCAATCAAGCCGCAACGGTAGCAGCGTTACAAGGCGATAGTGATTATTATGGGTAAATCAGAGCGTGCCCAACACCTACTTGAGGACGGCTTTATCACAGAAGTCATTAATGAATTGAAAAGTTCAAAGATTAATGACATAATGAACACTAATGAGGACGATGTAGAGGCAAGGGAACGTGCTTACACCGTCATCAAGACTCTTGACTTGATCTATGGGCATATTGAAAGCCTAGCGGCTGATACCAAGATTAAAGAAAAGAAGTGGAAGATTTTGTAGCATTTCGGCTACAACCGTTAGCAGACGGATTCTGTTGATAACTGGACTGACTTATGGATGACACCAACCCTAGCGGGAGTGAACCATTAAATGTAAATTCTGCGGCATCTGCCTTTCTTGGGCTAATGGGTGACGATAGCGGAGCCGATGAGGGCCAACCTGCTGAAGAACCTGTAGACGAGCAAGACGATGTTGTTGAAGCAACTGACGACGATTCCGAGGTGGAATACACCGAAGACTCTGAGGATGATGTGGAAGAAGCTGTTGATGCTGAACCTGAGACTAAAAAGTTTAAGGTGAAAGCGGCTGGCGAGGAAATCGAGGTAGAACTTGATGAACTTATTAGCGGCTACCAGCGAAGCAAGGATTACACACAAAAGTCACAAGCACTAGCTGATCAGCGAAAAGAAGTGGAAGCACGACAATCGCAGTTGGCAGATGTGCAAAAAGAGCGTGAGGTTTATGCCCAGCGCCTACAAGCAATTGACCAGTTCCTTGGTCAGCAAATGGGCGCACAGGAAGACCTCGCAACTCTAAAGGAGATTGACCCAATCGGCTATGCCGTGAAGGTTGCCGAGCGTAGTGAACTTGAGAAGCAACGCGCCGTAATTCAATCTGAGCAGCAACGCCTTGCCCAAAAGCAACAAGCGGAGCGCAACGAGCAGTTACAGACGCACTTGCAACGAGAGTCACAATTGATGTCTCAGGCTATCCCAGAGTTGGCTGGAGAGAAGGGAAATAGCGTTAAAAAGGAAATTATGTCCTACGCTAAGTCTCTTGGATTCAGCGACCAAGAGTTGGGTGCGATTTATGACCACCGCGCGGTGTTAGCTTTGTACAAGGCGATGAAGTACGAGAATCTTCAGAAGTCTAAGCCTGATGCACTAAAGAAAGTGCAGTCAGCACCTAAGACCATGAAGGCAGGTTCTTCTAACCCTCCTACGAAGTCATCACAAGATAAAAAAGTGATGCAGAAGTTGCGTCAATCGGGCAAAGTCCGTGATGCGGCAAATGCTTTTGAACGATTCTTGTAATTAAATTTTTGGAGTATCAAAAATGGCTACCTATCAAACATATACCGCTGTCGGTCAGCGTGAAGACCTGTCAGACATTATCTACAACATCAGCCCCACTGACACGCCTCTTATGTCTTCCATTGGCAAGACTAAGGCCACGGCTGTCTACCATGAGTGGCAAGTAGACTCACTTGCAGATGCGTCACTAAGCAACGCCGCTGTTGAAGGTGCAGACGCTACCTCAGCTACTATGGGTGTTACAACCCGCGCTGGCAACCGTACCCAGATTTTCCAGAAGACTGTGCAAATTGCTGGTACTTTGGAAGCTGTGGACAAGGCTGGTCGCAAGTCTGAAAAGGCTTACCAGTTGGCCAAGGCTTCTAGCGAAGTCAAGCGCGATATGGAACTGACCCTGTTGAGCAACCAAGTTGCATCAAACGGCAACAGTTCTACTGCTCGCACAATGGGTGGTTTGCAGGCATGGCTGAACACCAACGGTGATTTCGGTACTTCTGGCGTGGCTGGTGCTAACGGCATTACTGCTCGCGTTGACGGTACTGACCGCACTTTTGACGAAGCTACCCTCAAGACTGTTGTCAAGGAAGTCTACCAATCTGGTGGCAACCCCAAGGTGCTGATGGTCAACCCTGCTCACAAGCAGTTGGTATCTGCCTTTGCTGGTATCGCCGCACAGCGTTACATGGCTCCTAGCAACGAAGCAACGACCATCATCGGCGCGGCTGACGTTTACCTGAGCGATTTCGGCACAATGTCTGTTGTACCTAACCGCTTTATGAACGCCGCCAACTCATGTGATGAGACGGCTTTTGTTGTAGACCCAGATATGCTGGCAATTGCCTACCTGCGTCCTTTCTCAACCAACGAATTGGCTAAAACTGGTGACTCTGAGAAGACTCAGTTGATCTGTGAAGCCACTTTGGAAGTTAAGAACGAGGCCGCACACGGCATCATTGCTGACTTGTCATAAGTTGACTAGATAGGAAGAAGCCTCAGATCAAAAGTCTGGGGCTTTTTTCTTTATTGAAAAACGGCTAAAATGTCAATATGGAAAATACTGAATTTCGCAGAACAGTTGCTCACGCTGACGGTGATGGCGGCGTTGTCTATGAAACGCGCCAAGATGTAAGCGGAATTATTGAGCAAAACCAAAAAGAGTTTAATCAATACGATGAACGCGCTAAGTGGTCAGGCGATGTTTATGGCAACAAGGTGGCTTCCATTCCTTTGACTGTTATTGATGACTTGAATAAGCAGGGCATCATGCGTGGGTTTCATGTGCTGGACGAAAAGCGTTTCCGTTCATGGCTAAACAACCCTGACAATCGTTTCTTCCGCACTAGACCGGGGAATATATGAGCCTAAGTACCTATGCAGACCTGAAAACATCGGTCGCTAATTATCTTGCTAGGACTGATCTCACAGACCAGATACCTGACTTCATTTCGCTTGCCGAGCGCCGCATCTTGAGAGAGGTGCGTATTCGTCAGATGCTGGTTTCTTTGGACTTAGCAGCCACGGCTGGAAACAATAAGATTGCCTTGCCTGCTGACTTCTTGGAGGCCAGAGACTTGGTAGTAGTTGGCAACCCAACTAAGCCGATGAACTACTTGTCTCCATCGGCGTTATCACGAAACTCGCTAAGTTCCGTGTCTGGGCAACCAGCAAATTACACAATATTGGCGGAGGAGTTTCAGTTAGCCCCGTCTCCAGACTTTGCCTACACCCTAAGTTTGCTGTACTTTGCAAAGCCAGCGTCATTATCCGATGACAATCAATCAAACATTTTGTTAGTAAATCTGCCAGATATGTTGCTGTATGCGGCATTGCTTGAGGCAGAGCCTTACTTAATGAACGATGCTCGCTTGGCTACATGGGTATCTATGTATGAGCGTGCTTCTGTGTCTGTTGAGAAGTCTAACGAGACTGGTCAATATTCTGGCGTTCCCTTGGCAATCAAGGCAGTTTGAAAGTAAAGCATGGCAACACAGCGCATAAGTTTTAATGAATGGTTGCCAGATCAGCCCGGTTTGGCTGGCTCTCTAACTGAGGCAAAGAACGTCATCTCTCAGGCAGTAGGCTATGGGCCGTTACCACTTCCTACGCCGATTGCTACTGGCGCGGGTGAAACTTTATACACACTGCACCACACAAGGGACTCGAATAACGAGGCTGTGATTGTGGCGGCTGGATTGCAAAACGTGTACTCCATATCATCAATTGGGGACTTTACTAATATATCTGGCACAACATACTCAACACCTAACGACAGTCGCATCAGATTTACGCAGTTTGGCTCCAACACCATTTTTACTAACAACGCTGACAAGCTGCAATACTTCAATGTAAACACATCGACACAGTTTGCTGATGTGGCTGCTGACGCTCCTGTGGCCAAGTACATTACGGTCGTTCGTGACTTTGTGGTTGTTGGCAACACATTAGAGGGTGCAACGAGATACAGCAACCGAGTGCGCTGGTCTGGCATCAACGATGAGACAGAGTGGACATACTCGCAAACGACTCAGGCTGACTATCAAGACGTTCCTGACGGCGGCAACGTTGTAGGCATTACTGGTGGCGAATTTGGTCTAATCCTGATGGACAAGGGTATCTCTCGGATGTCCTACGTTGGGACTCCTTTTATATTCCAGTTCGACAACATTAGTCGAGGGATTGGTTGCTTGTCAGAGAACAGCATTGCTCAATATCAGGGTATTACGTTCTTCCTGTCTGATGACGGCTTCTATATGTGCGACGGACAAACAGTTAAGGCCATTGGCTCCGAAAAGGTTGACCGTTGGTTCTTTGATAACGTTGACCTGACGGTGCTCAACACAATGTCGGCGGCGCTTGACCCAATCCGCAAGCTGGTGGTGTGGAACTTCTTGTCATCAGGCTCACTGCGTAAGCTGTTAATTTACAACTTCAAAACGGGGCGCTGGACTAATGCTGATGCGGTGACGGACTACATTGCAGACGCCTCCACTGGAACTGTTACGCTTGAACAACTAGACCAGATTTCTACATCCATAGATGCCCTAGAACAATCACTAGATTCGCCTGCTTATGTTGGCAACCAGAGTTTTCTTGGCGGGTTAAAGGATGATGACGTGTACGCCTTTACTGGCCTACCCAGAAGCGGCGTTATCATCACTGGGGATGTAGATGTGGGCGCTAACTCGCTTATCACGCTTGCAAGGCCACAGATTGATAACGGCTCGGCTAATGTGGCTGTGGCGTCTCGCTATCGGTTAGATGTTGAACCGTCCTATGGAACGCCTGTGGCGGCTAATAACGAGAACAGGGTGTCACTAAGGAACTCTGGTCGCTACCACCGTATAAAGGTCGAGCCGACAGGAGATAGTTGGCAAAATGCTGTGGCAATTGATATTGACATCGTGCCGAGCGGGGGTCGCTGATGTTTCGTACAGTCCCGGTATTCGGTGCAGATCAACGCTCGGTAGCGGAGGTCTTGCGTGGAGCCATGAACGGCAAGACGAACAACCACGGGACGATTACGCTGGCAACAGGCAATGCGACCACTACAACGCTCTATGACGAGCGTATCAGCCCTGACAGTAAGATTATCCTTGTCCCGTCCTCGGACGCCGCAGAGGCCGATTCTGCGCCTTATGGGTCATTCCTGAACAACACAGACCAACTTGCACCAAGTGTGGGGGCGACGGCTTTGGTGGTCTTTGATACATCAGTGTTTAATGACGGCGTTTACCTGACTAATACAACAAAATTAAATGTAAGGAATACTGGGACATACGATGTTGCTTTTTCGTTGCAACTTCAAAATTCAACTAATGATTTTCAGTATGCTGATGTTTGGTTAAGAAAAAACGGTACTGATGTTTCTAATACGTCAAGACGCTTCGGTTTAAGTCCAAGGAAAAGCACTGGCGACCCAAGTTTTACCATTGGATCAGCAACAACAATGATTGAACTTGTTGCCAATGATTACATTGAGATTGCTGGAACAGTGTCCGATACAGGTGTGACGCTTGAGCATTTTGATGCTAATGTTGTAATTCCAAGACCGGCAATACCTGCTGCGGTTGTAAATGTTAGGTTTATTGCTCCAATGGCGTACTCAAACATCTATGTGAGCGAACAGTTTAAGGGGTCTGCAACCATCACGCATTACGCCAATGACACGGCGAACAAGACCTATGCGTATGTTGTTGTGGGATAAGCAAATGATTGATATAATGACTCTAGGACGACCGCCTACGAGTCCATTCTTTGAAAGGAACTGACTATGGCAGTCGAATACCAAACCACCACCACAGAGCCTAGCGCGGTACTAAAGCCGTATCTGCAATATGGCTTGACTGAGGCGCAACGCCTTTACCAAGAGGGTGGAACGCCCACTGTAGGCGCATCGGACATTACCCAACAGGCAATGCAAGCGGCTCAAAACCGCGCCATGATGGGTTCACCGTTACTTGGCTCTGCACAGGCTCAACAGCAAGGCACGATCCAAGGCGATTACTTGTCTGGCAACCCATTCTTCCAAGGTGCATTCCAGCCAGCGGCACAGCAGGCCACTAGCGCGTTTAATCAGGCCATTGGCAATATTGGCTCACAGGCTTCCCGTGCTGGTCGCTACGGCTCTGGTGCTATGGAAAACCTGCAAACACAGGCGGCTGGTCAGTTGGCACAAGGCTTGAGTAATACCGCTGGACAGTTGGCTTACCAGAACTATGCCCAAGAGCGTGCCCGTCAAGAAGCGGCGGCTGGCAATGCACCTATGATGGCGCAGGCTGACTACGGTGACATCAGTAAGTTGTTGGGCGTGGGCCAGTTGGGTGAGCAGTATCAACAGCAGGCATACAACCAACCCCAGCAGAACTTGACAAATTTCCTTGGCAACATCCAAGGCTTGCCGTTTGGCCAATCAACAACTAGCCCCTACTACACAAACCCAACGGCTAACACGCTTGGCACGCTGTCAGGCATTGCTGGTATCGGCTCATTAGCTAACCAGGCATCAAATGGTGCTTTTGGTAATTGGCTTGGTGGGTTGTGGGGCGGTTAAGGAGTTAATATGGCTGGATTATTAGATTTCGGGTCAAACCCATACGCAGGTCTTCTTTCAGAGGAAGACTTGGCAGGCGCACGTCGCCAAGCAACGACTGATGCTTTGTTGAAACTGTCAGCAGGGCTATTCCAAGCTGGTGCGCCATCACGCACGCCACAGAGTCTTGGCGCGGCATTGGCTGGTGGCTTGCAGGGCGTTGGCGCTGGTTATCAG